CGGTGGTCGGCATATCCACATGGTCACACCAACACGTCGTGTCCAGCCAGTCTCGATTCCTGGTATCCTGTACTTGCAGTCCTGTGCGCCCGTAGCTCAGATGGATAGAGTGCGTGCCTCCGGAGCAAAAGCCCTCGTCTCGTATCTCTTTTACCTTCAAATAGTTAGTCTCTCGCCAGGGTCCAAACAGGGTCCACGGCGCAAGGTTCCCAAAAAACCAGAGTCCGGACGCGGCTATGTAGCCGTTGTAAGGATTGTAAGTGTGGGTCTGACGGGCCTAATTAATCTGTGCTCGACGGACAGGTTTTTAAAACTCCCTATAGGAGGAGCACGGGCACAAGGCCACACGCGCCCACTCTTCGCGCAGGGGGCGCGCACGTTGCGCCCCGGCCTGGTATGTGGACGTGGGGCGCCAGCCACGTGGACGCGCGCCCACGGGCCAGCCGTGCGCGACCGGGTAGTTTTCTTCTGCGATTCACAAAAACATTGACGCCCGCTTACGTTTTTGAGAAAATAGTTGTATCCACATGCGTGGCGCCGGGACGCCACGAGAAAAAACTATCTCCCGCAAATGAGCCAGGAGGCGTGTAGCCAACTGGCGATTTTCATTTTCAGCCACACTCCGACAGCACCACCGCATGAGCGTCCAGGAGACGATCATGGCGGTTCCGCTTTACTCGTACGATCTTGCATACCGGGGACTCGTCCCGGAGCGCAGGGTGCTGAAACTCGAACGCGACGGCCTCGCCAAGGTCGTCCGTAAAAGGACTGGCGGGATCGTGCGGGCCATCATGTATAAGCGGCCCGGCGAACCCGAGGCAACGGTCCTGCGCGATTACATGGGCACGGGGTATTCGTTCAAGCACTACCTCGATGACGGCCATCGTCCTTGGGCGTTGAGGCCACTGACCGGGCACATCAATCGCGGCGACGAGAGCATCGAGTATCATCTCGCGCCCGACTGCGTGCGGCCCATTTTCCTGCGCGTGCTGCTCGATTGCACCGTGCCTGCCATGTAGCAGCCTTCAGCCACAGCAAATGCGAGCACCACATTAGCGTGCGAGCCAAGGACTGAACCAGTACCACTGTTTTGCGCGATTCAACGCCGTCGATCTGGCAACGGGTCGGCGGCGTTGTTGTATGTGCCGCCCACCAAAATGGCAATCGAATTGTCGCTTGCACGTTCCGATCCAAATAGGTACTACCGGGCGAGAAACGGCGGCGCGTTCCGCGATTGCACCATTTAGCTACCGTCAGAACAGTTTTGAGGCGGTCGGAGGTCGTAGCGGCGTTCGCGCCCCGAGCGCCCCGTTGCGCCGCCGCCGGTCTTCTGGTCCAACTCCTCCACCCGCCGCGTTCCGGCGCGTTGGGGGCCAAGCGTGCGCCACCGGGCCGAAGCGTCGCAGCCAGCGCACGCGAGAAAGACGTCTATGGCATGGCAGGTTGGCACTTCCGAGGCCGTGGTCGTCGTTGCGGTGTGATCTGCTCGGCGTTCGTGATACGGAACTCTATGGCGTTATTAGAGTGCTTTTCCAGAAAGAACGCCCTCCACGCGTAGATGTATTTATTCAGCATCCGCACCGCCACTTCCTCCTGAAAGGCGCTGCCGAACTTCGCGTCGATCTCGACGGAGATATGGTTGACTCTTGCCATCGTGAGTTGATTGTGCGCTCTGCCCGGCAGGACTTCAACTCTTTTCCGCATCGTCTGTGAGCATCTGAACCAGCCGCCCTCGATTCGAAACGACCTCGCATGAGCACTTCGACAGCGACCGCGATGGCGCGGCGGATTGAAATCTGGTCCACCGAACGGTTGGTGCCGTATGCGAAAAACGCGCGCACGCACTCGCCGGAGCAGGTGGCGCAGATTGCGGCCTCCATCGCGGAGTTCGGCTTCAATGCTCCGATCCTGGTGGACAGCAACGCCGGGATCATCGCCGGCCACGGCCGTCTCCTGGCTGCCCGCAAACTGAATCTCGCTGAGGTGCCTGTCGTGGTGCTGGATCACCTCAGCGAGACTCAACGGCGCGCGTACATCCTGGCCGACAACAAACTCGCGCTCAACGCAGGATGGGATGAGAAGGTCCTTGCCGTGGAACTGCGGGACCTCGAAGCGGACGGCGTGGACCTTGCGCTCGTCGGTTTCTCCGATGACGAGTTGGAAGATCTCCTGGCTAGCGACGAACCGCAGGAGGCTCCGGACGACGAGGAGGACGTCCCCGAGGAACCCGTCAATCCGGTAACCCGGCCTGGCGACCTGTGGACCATTGGTCCGCACCACCTGATCTGCGGCGATTGCCGCGACCTTGCTGTGGTGCTGAAACTCCTGGGGGACGCGCCGGTCAACGTGTGTATCACCTCTCCGCCGTACGCCACGCAGCGGGAGTACGACACATCGAGCGGGTTCAAGCCAATTCATCCGGACGAGTACGTGGCCTGGTACAAGAACGTGGCCGCGAACATCGCGGTGGTCCTCGCGGACGATGGCTCGTATTTCCTGAACATCAAGGAACACGCCGACGAGGGCGAGCGCAGTCTGTACGTCAAGGATCTGGTGATCGCGCATCGCCGTCAGTGGGCCTGGCGCTTTGTTGACGAGTTCTGCTGGCGGAAGACCGACAATGGCGTGCCCGGCGGTTGGAACAACCGCTTCAAGAACGCATGGGAGCCTGTGTTCCACTTCTCGCGCCAACAGCAAATCAAGTTCCGGCCCAAGCGGGTCGGACACGAGAGCGAGGACTGCTTCGATTACTCGCCGAACAATCCTAAATCCACGTCTGGAAGCGGTTTGCTTGGGACTGGTCCGCGTGGAGCGGCAGCCGATGGCGGAAGAAACCAGTCTGCCTGGCAACGGTCGCGCAACAGCCTGCGGTCGGACTCCGATGGCCGATACGCGGGCGTTGCGCGCCCGTCAAATGTGATCGAGGTCAAGACCGAGTCCTCGCAGGGATCGCACTCCGCTCCCTTCCCTCGCGCGTTGGTCGAGTTCTTCCTGCTGGCGTTCAGTGACGAGGGAGACGTGGTGTACGACCCGTTTATGGGCTCCGGAACCACCGTCGCGGCGGCATCTCTGCTCGGGCGCATAGGCTATGGCTGTGAACTCTCGCCAGCCTATTGCGATGTGATCCTCCGGCGCATCTGGAATCTGACCGGCGAAACGCCGTTGCTGCTGGACGCAGACGGGAGCACCGCCACGTTCCAGTCGGTCGCGGCGGCGCGAGGCGTCCCGGTCGAGGAGGCTATCAATCCGAAGGCCCAGGACTCGCGGGCCATCAAGCACCATGGGCCAAATCCGCATTACGGCCCGAGGAAGCGTAAGGCTTCATAAACCAACAACTCGAAAGGAGATTTCCGATGCCGGAAGTCGCAACGCCCAATCAGGGCGAACGTGAATTTGAAACCGGGGCGGATGAGTTCTTCAAGGCTCATTCCGAACTGACGGCAACCAACGCAAAGCGCACGTACGATGCGTACCAGGATCTCGATCTGGTCGCCTCCCGTCGTTCGCAGTTGCAGTTCGACCAGATCCAGAATGTCGCTCTCCAGGCGCTCCAGAACGCCGTGGAGACGAGCAATATGGTAGCGAAGCAGGCGGTGCGTCATGCCGATATCGCCATCGACAACCAGTGGAACCCGGTGCAGCAGGGGACCGCAGACAACCTGACGGCTGGCGCCGTGCCCGCCAACCGCGCCACGGATGTGAGCGCGGCCGGAGTCGGCGTGGACGCGCAGGCTGTCGCAGCGGCGGTCGCCAAACAGGTGGACGCGACCATCACGCCGGTCCTGGCTGTCCTCCAGCAGATGGTGCAGGCGATGACCACCGCCACGACCAGCATCGCCAACGTGGTCAATCAGGCCCAGCCCAAGCCTACGGCCTAATCGGATGGAGGTTGCGGAGATGAAAGCCTTGGGCCATGCGAGCGCCAACTTGGGAGAGCGGCTTCGCAACCTCCTCGTCCAGTTCTGGCCGATCGACAAACTGATTCCGTATGCGCGTAACGCGCGCACGCACACCGACGAACAGGTCGCGCAGGTTGCGGCCAGCATCGCGGAGTTCGGTTGGACGAATCCGATCCTGGTCGGATCGGACGGGATCATCATTGCCGGCCACGCACGCCTAGCGGCGGCGCGCAAACTGAAGATGGCCGAGGTGCCAGTCATCGTTCTCGACCATCTCACGGAAACGCAGCGGCGCGCTCTGGTTCTCGCGGATAACCGCTTGGCCTTGAGTGCCGGATGGGACGAGGAGATGCTGCGCGTCGAGTTGGAATCGTTGAAGGAAGACGACTTCGATCTCGACGTGGTGGGCTTCACGGAAGAGGAGATCGAGGAGATCCTGGCCGGTCCGGAGGATGCGAAGAGCGGACTCACGGACGACGACGCCGTTCCGGAAGAGCAGGAGCGCGCGATCACGGCCCCTGGCGATGTGTGGGTCATGGGAGAGCATCGTCTGCTTTGCGGCGATGCGACCGTCCTTGCAGATGTGGAGAAGGTGCTGGCCGGCGATCTGGCCGATATGTGCTTCACGGACCCGCCCTACAACATCGACTACGAGGGCCGCACCAGGGACAAACTCAAGATCCGGAACGACGCGCTCGGATCGAAGTTCTATGAGTTCCTGAAGGACGCATCCACGAATATCCTGGCCGTCTGCAAGGGCGCAGTGTACATCTGTATGTCCTCGTCGGAGATGCATACACTCCGGCAGGCGTGGATCGAGGCCGGCGGGCACTGGTCGGGCATCATCATCTGGGTCAAAAACCACTTCACTCTGGGGTGGGGAGACTACCGCCACAACTACGAGCCGATCATGTACGGCTGGCGTGAGGGCGGGACGCACTATTGGTGCGGGGATCGCGGCCAGAGCGACACGTGGGAGATCAAGCGGCCCACCGCCAACCGCGAGCACCCGACAATGAAGCCGGTGGAATTGGTCGAGCGCGCGCTCCGGAACAACAGCAAGTCGCGCGACACGATCCTCGACCCGTTCGGCGGGAGTGGGACGACGATGATTGCCTGCGAGAAGATGGGCCGGCAGGCGCGCCTGGTCGAGTTGGACCCGAAATACTGCGACGTGATCATCCGTCGTTGGCAGGCGTTTACGGGGCAGGTCGCGCGGCTCGATGGTTCCGGGCGCGTGTTCGATGACGTGGCTGCTGGAATTTTGGGGGAGGCTCATCCGGTGAGCCAGTAGGCAGGAAAAAGAAAAGCCGCCCGTCTCGGGGCGGCTGGCGCGCGGGTCGCGCTACCATTCGATCTGCGGTTCGGTGCCGTCGATAGTGTACTCGCGGAGTGGCTTGTACTCGCCGCCAAGACCCTGGGCCCAGATCGCGTACCGGGCGGGGCAGGCTACGTCCTCGCATCCCATCCCGACTTCCTTCAGGCGGCGGGCAAAGTCGCTGGCGGCGATCTCTTTGGCTTCCGATACGGAGGAAACTACCGCGACCGGCTCGTATGTGCCTTCCTCCGTCTCCGCGATCAGCATCGCGAGACCGAGGTCCGTCTGCGGGGTGATCTTGATCGCAAATCCTGGCGTCGTCTCTTTGGTCTGTTTTCTGGCTCTGGCCATCTGCTTATCTCCTTGCATGACGATTCATCACTTCGGGCCAACCAGAAGGCAAGGGAATAATCACGCCTGAAGTAAAAAAGCCGCCTGTCTCCAGGCGGCGAGGCAGGGTGGTCCCGCCTACTTGCTGACGATGCGGTACACGCGCTCGCCTGATTCGTTCTTAGTGCTCTCGACCTTGAGGCCCATCTTCTTAGTGACGTTGCCGGAGATGAAGCCCCGGATGCTGTGGTTCTGCCAGTCGGTCGCCTTAGCGATCTCTGCCATCGTCGCGCCATCCTTGCGGCGCAGGAGGTCCAGGACGATGGCCTTCTTGCTGCCCTCGCGCGGTTGGCTATCCGTGGCCTTGGTGGTCGTCTTGGCGGCGGGCTTGCTGACGGCTTTGGACCCCTTCTCGCTGATGGGCTTCCCGGTCTTCTTGGCGGCGGGCTTCTTGCTCGCGGTTTTGGACGCCTTCTTGCTGGCAGGCTTCCCCTGCTTCTTACCGGCCTTCTTGGGGGCGGGCGCGCTCTGCTCCGCAACGGCGGCGGTGGTCTCGGTGTTGCTGGCTTCGTTCGTCATGTTCGTATCTCGTTTCCTTTCTGGCGGCTTATTGTCCGCGCATGACGATTCATCACTCCGGTCGCGCGGGAAGTAAAGCGGAAAGTTCAAAGAAATTTCGATGGCTGTCTTGAGCCAGAGGGCGTACGCGCGGCATCGCGGAACGTCGCTCTCTACCGTACAAAAGGCGATTACCTCCGGCCGCATCTCCGTGCTGCCGGATGGTCGCATCGACTCCGACCAAGCCGACCGCGAGTGGGAGGCCAACACGCACAAGCGTGGTCCCGTAATGGGCGCACGCCGCCAACCGGAGGACGACCAGGATGGCTTCGGCGCAGCGCAGTACACCAAGGCGCGGGCCGTCCGCGAGCACTACCAGGCGCGTCTCGCCAAGATCGAGTACGAAGAGAAAGTCGGGAGCCTCGTCTCGAAGGACGAGGTGAAGATCGCACAGTTCAACATCGACCGGCAGCGTCGGGACGCGATGCTCAACATCGCGGATCGTGTGTGCGCCGCCATCGCAGCGGAGGTGAAGGATCTCCTGCTCGCGGCGGGCGTCCAGGCAGATAAGGCCGACGCGATGGATATGTCTCGCGTCCACGAGATCCTCACCAGCGAGATCCGCAAGGGACTGAATGATTACGCAGACGGCCTCATCAACTGAGGCGATCCTGCGCGCGGCGGCTGCGGCCGGAGCGCGTCCGGACCCTCTGCTGACCATCTCGCAGTGGGCCGACAAGTACCGGACGCTCTCGCAACGCGCGTCTTCCGAACCGGGTCCGTGGCGCACGGATCGGACGCCATACCTGCGCGAGATCATGGACTGCCTCTCGCCGTCCAGCCTGATCGAGCGCACGGTGTTCATGAAGGGCGCGCAGATCGGCGGGACGGAGTGCGGCAACAACTGGATCGGGTACGTGATCCACCAGGCGCCGGGCCCGATGATGGCGGTCCAGCCGACCGTCGAGATGGCCAAGCGCAACTCGAAGCAGAGGATCGATCCTCTGATCGAGGAGTCGGACGTACTCCGGGCGCTGGTCCACGACCCGCGCTCGCGCGACTCCGGCAACACGGTTCTCTCGAAGGAGTTTCCGGGCGGCGTTCTGGTGATGACCGGCGCCAACTCCGCGGTCGGCCTCCGGTCGATGGCCGCGCGGTATCTGTTCCTCGATGAGGTGGACGGGTATCCCGGCGACGTGGACGGCGAGGGCGATCCGATCAATCTGGCGTTGGCGCGCACCAGGACGTTCGCGCGCCGCAAGGTGTTCCTCGTCTCGACGCCGAAGATCACCGGCATGTCGCGGATCGAGGCGGCGTTCGAGGAGTCCGACAAGCGGTACTTCTTCGTGCCGTGCCCGACCTGCCGCGAGGCGCAGATCCTCAAGTTCCCGCAGTTGCGTTGGCCGAAGAATGAACCGCAGAAGGCGGTTTACGTCTGCGAGCATTGCGGCCAGGAGATCGCCAACCACCAGAAGCAGTGGATGCTGCCGCGCGGTCAATGGCGAGCTACCGCCAAGGGAGATGGCAAGACGGCGGGCTTCCACCTCTCGAGCCTGTACTCGCCGGTTGGGTGGTTCGCCTGGGGCGATGCCGCCAAGCAGTTCGAGCAGGCGCAGAAGAATTCGTCGCTGCTTCAGGTCTTCGTGAACACCGTGCTGGGCGAGACTTGGACGCTGCTGGGCGAGGCTCCGGACTGGAAGAAGCTCTACGACCGCCGCGAGCATTACAAGTTCGGCCTGGTGCCGCGCGGAGGCATCTTCGTCACGGCGGGAGCAGACGTTCAGCGGGACCGTATCGAGGTCGAGATCGTCGCGTGGGGACGGGGCAAGGAGTCCTGGTCCATCGATTACCGGGTCTTCGAAGGTGACACCGCGCGCCCGCAGGTGTGGGAGAAGTTGACCGGCCTGCTCAACGAGACGTTCACGACGACGACCGGCCTGGAGTTGCCGATCATCCAGATGGCGGTGGACTCCGGGTACGCCACGAACGAGGTGTATGAGTGGGCGCGGCGGCAGGGTAACCGGGTGCTGGTCATCAAAGGCGACTCGCGCGCTCCGGCGATCATCGGGTCCGCATCGCCAATTGAGGTCGGGCCGCTCGGCGTGAAGCTGAAGCGCGGCGTGAAGGTATGGCCGGTCAACTCCGGCATGGCCAAGGAGGAGTTGTATCGCTGGCTGCGCCTCGAACGCCCGACCGACGAGGATCTCGAACAGGGAATCCCGTTCCCTCCTGGATACTGCCACTTCCCTCGCTACAGCGAGGAGTACTTCAAGCAGATCACCGCCGAGCAGTTGGTGGCGAAGCTCGTCAAGGGCTACCGCAAGCTGGAGTGGCAAAAAATGCGCGAGCGCAACGAGGCTCTGGACTGCCGTGTGTACGCACGTGCGGCGGCGGCGCGCGTCGGACTGGATCGCTTCCAGGAGAAGCATTGGAAGGTTGTTGCGGGCCGGATGGGCGTTCCGATGTCGGATGCGCCACGGCCCGCGCCGCAAGTACAGACGCCAGCAGCCACGGTCGCGGCGCCCGCGCGCCGCGGCCGACGAGTGATCGGGCGATTTGGGATGTAGCGATGGCGAACACGTTCACTGACGAGCAGGTCAAAGCCTCGATGGATCGGATTGCCTCGCCGGAGAAGCGCGTCGTCGCTCCGGACGGGCGCGCGGTCGAGTTCCGCAGCACCGACGAGGAGATTAAGGCCCAGCAGTACATGGTCAACACCAACCGCTCTAAGGCTGGCATGCGCCGCCGCCAGACCCGTTTGATGTCGAGCAAAGGCTTCTAACCCGTGTTCAAACTCTCCAGTTTTTTGACCCGCTTCAAGCGGGGCGGGAGCGGTGCGCCTGGCGGTGTCCCCGCGCGGCGTGCGAGCGCGTTTCCGTACGAGGGTGCGACCACCGGCCGGCGGCTCGGCACGTGGTCCACGACCCGCGATGCCGTCAACTCCGTCTGGTATCAGAGCGCGGACCAGTTGGTGTCGCGCTCCCGCGATATCGCGCGCAAGGACGGGTGGGCGGGCAAGGCCATCGAAGAGTGGGTCTGTAACGCTGTCGGCAACGGCATCAAGCCGCAATCCCTCCATCCGGATGCGACCACGAAGGAAACGATCCAGAAGCTCTGGTCGCAGTTCGCCAACGAGTGCGATGCGGCGGGCATCACCGATTTCTACGGCCTCGAAGCCCTCGCGTTCCGGTCGATGGTGGAGGGCGGCGAGTGCTTTGTGCGGAAGCACATCCGGGCCATGAGCGACGGCTTGACGGTCCCGCTTCAACTCCAGTTGATGGAAGCGGAGCAGTTGCCGTTTTATCTTGCACGCCCCACTCCGGACACGCCGCAAGGGAACGTCGTCCGCGCGTCGATCGAGTTCGATCCCCACGGACGGCGCACGGCCTATTACTTCTACAAGGAGCATCCCGGCGAGCGGTTGTTCTTCCCGAACTACCTCGATCTGCTGCGGATTCCGGCCGCGGAGGTGATGCACCTGTTCCGTCCGCTGCGCCCAGGACAACTCCGCGGCATCCCGTGGCTGGCCAGCGCTCTCGTGCGGCTGTGGGAGTTGGACCAGTACGACGACGCGGAACTGCTCCGAAAAAAATTCGCCGCGATGATGATGGCGTTCATCATCCGCCAGAATCCGGAGGACCCGTTCTTCGGCAACGAGCAGACCGGCCCCGAGGCGACCGACGCTGGCGGCAGCACCGGCGACGAGCAGAAAGGCGTCCAGGTCGCCCAACTCGAGGCCGGGACGATGATGGACCTCGAACCCGGCGAGGATGTGAAATTCACCGATCCCGCCGATGTGGGCGGCAACTACGAGGCGTTCGAGCGCCAGACGTTGCTGCGGATCGGCGCGGGCTTGGGTCTGCCGTACGACATGCTGACCGGCGACCTCTCGCAGACGAGCTATAGCTCGATTCGCGCGGGCATCCTCTCGTTCCGGAGGTTGTGCGAGCAGATCCAGTACGGCGTGTTTATCTTCCAGTTCTGCCGTCCCGTCTGGCAGGCATTCATCGAAGCGGCGGTGCTGGCGGGCCAGTTGGATGCGCGAGACTACCAGGCCAACCGTGCGGACTATCTCGCGGTGCAGTGGCACACGCCGAAGTGGGCGTGGGTCGATCCGGAAAAGGACGTGAAGGCCGAAGTGCTGGCGATCCGGGCGGGCCTGAAGTCGCGCAGCATGGCCATCAACGAAACCGGCGAGGACGAGGAGGCTGTGGATCAGCAGATTGCCAAGGACAACGAGCGCGCCGACGAGTTGGGCTTGGTGCTCGACTCCGATCCGCGCAAGACGGCCGCACTCGCAGGGGCGTCGAAGCGAAATGAGGCCGACGACGGCGGCGAAGAGGGCGCGCCTGCCAAGCGGCCAGTTGGTAAGCAGCCTGCGAAAAAGCGCGGCAAGGAGTCGCGCATGGAGTTGATCCAATGAGCAAGAACTACCTGCCGCACCTCGCGGCGCGCGTGTTCGGCGTGCCCTTGCTGATCCAAATCGACAAGCTGATGGTGATCCTGGAGGCGATCGGGCCGCGCATCGGACTGCGCGACCACGTCGTGGTCGAGGGACTCCCCGTCGTCGTCACCCGCCCCGCTCCGGACGACGAGGAAGAGGACGACGAACTCCTCTCTATGGCGTCGGGCCGGAAACCCTACCCGGTGACTCCGGACGGCATCGCGATCATCTCGATCTCCGGCACGCTGGTCAAGAAAGCGTCCTGGATGGATGCCGAATCCGGCCTCCAGTCTTACGAGCAGATCCGCACGCACCTTGCGGACGCCTGCGACGATCCGGGCATCCGTGGCGTGCTGCTCGACGTGGACTCGCCTGGCGGCGAGGTCGGCGGTCTGTTCGATCTCGCGGACGAGGTGTACGCGATGCGCGAACAGAAGCCCTGTTACGCCATCGCCAACGACGAGGCGTTCTCCGCTGCATACGCTCTCGCGTCGAGCGCGCAACGCCTGTTCGTCACCAGGACTGGCGGCGTCGGCAGTATCGGCGTGATCGCAGTTCACATGGATCAGTCCGGATGGGACGAGAAGATGGGCCGCAAGTACACGGCAGTCTATGCCGGCGCGCGGAAGAACGACTTCTCGACACACCAGCCGTTGTCGGACGACGCCCGCGCCAATCTGCAAGCGGAGGTGGACCGGCTCTACGACATGTTCGTGGCGACCGTCTCCCGCAACCGGGGTCTCAAGCCCGCGCTCATCCGCAACACGGATGCGGGCTTGTTCTGGGGCGAGAAGGCAATCTCCGCGGGACTCGCGGATCAGGTCGGAAGTTTTGACGATGCGCTCGCGGCGGTCACACAGGCCGCGCGCTCGTTCAGGCAGTCTCGCGCAACGGCGTCTGCCGAAGCGCAGGTCGAAGAAGCACAAGGAGAAGAAACGATGGCTCAAAATCCCGAAACGAAACCGGCAGACGCCCCGGCTCCCGAAGGGACCGCGCCTGTCGAGACGAAAACTGGCACGGAGGCTCCGGCTCCCGCCGCCGAAGCGCCGCCCGCCCCGGAACCCTCTGCTGCTCCGGCCGCACCGCCCGCTCCGGACGCCGCCGCTATCGAGGCGCGCGTCCGCGGCGAGCACGAGGAGATCGCCGCCCTCTGTTCTCTGGCCGGTGAGCCCGGCTTTGTCGCGGAGGCCATCTCGAAGCGCATGTCGCCCGCGCAGGTGCGGGAGGCTCTGCTCGCGCGCAAGGCCGCCAGGGGCCAGAGCACCCAGACGACCTCGCACGTGGACGCTGCTCCGGTCGGCGCGGAGGCGCAGTTGAACGCCGCTGCGACGCAGATCGCGGCCAGCAAGCACATCACCTTCGCGCAGGCGTATGTGGAGGCGATGAAGCTCCACCCCAATCTCTATACGCAGTACCTCGCTGAGAAGTCGGCCACGGTGAAGCCGAATTAGTACGGCGAGCCAGTCAAGGAAAGGAGAAACCAACGATGGCTTACGAAGTTGGAAATCAGGCAATCTCGATTCCCGCCAGCACCGACCTCTCCGCGAAGCAGTTCTTCTTCGGCACGATCGACGCGAACGGTCAAGTCGCGGTGACCGGCGCGGGCGTTGCTGCGGACGGCGTGATTGGCGACAAGCCCGCCGCGCAGGGCCGTCCGTGCGCGCTGTTCGCCACGCCGGGGCAGGTCGTGCGTGTGATGGCGGGCGCCACCGTCGTCAACGGCCAGTTGCTCGAAGCGGATGCGAATGGCAAGGCCAAGCCGCAGGCGGCGGGCAAGATCCTGGCGAAGGCTCTCGCAGCGGCGTCCGGAGATGGCGTCATCATCCCGGCGCTGCTGATCCTTCAGCGGTAGCAGCACACAAAGCGGGCGCGAACCAAGGCTCCGGGCCGCAAGGCTTCGGGGCCTTTTTTATTGCCCGCGAACAACGAAAGGAGAACTGAAAAGCTATGTACACGCCGACTCCCGGTGATGTTCATGTCAATACGCCGCTGACGCAGATCAGCATTGCGTACCTTCAGAACCAGGACCAGTTTGTCGCGGCCTCGGTCTGCCCCGTGATCCCGGTCTCGAAGCAGAGCGACCGGTACTACGTTTACAACCGGGGCGACTTCTTCCGCGATCAGATGCAGAAGCGCGCTCCCGGCACTCCTGCCGCGAGCACGGGTTACCGGCTGGACAACACGCCGACCTACTTCTGCGACGTGTGGGCTGAGGCCAAGCCGATTCCGGACCAGCTCCGCGGCAACGCCGACGCCGTGCTCAACATGGATCGGGACGCCACGGAGTTCCTCACGCAGCAGGCCCTCATCCGGCGCGAGAAAATTTTCGCCGGCAATTTGTTCACGTTGGGCAAGTGGGGCACTGACATGACCGGTGTCGCCGCCGGCCCCGCTGCCGGGCAGTTCCTTCAGTGGAACGATCCGGCCTCGAACCCCATCGAGGATATCCGGGCCGGTAAGCTCGCCATCAAGCAGGCTACCGGCTACCCGGCCAACACGCTGGTGATCAGCGAACCGGTGTGGCTGAAGCTCGTGGACCATCCGGATCTGGTGGACCGCGTGAAGTACGGCCAGACCAACGGCGGGCCGGCCCGCATCACGCGCGAAGCGCTGGCGGCGATTCTGGAAATCGACCGCATCCTCGTCATGGGGTCCATCGAGAACACGGCTGCGGAGGGTGTGGCGGCTTCGCACTCCTTCATCGGCGGCAAGAACGCCCTGCTGTGCAACGTGGCGCCCAACCCTGGCCTGCTCACGCCGTCCGCTGCGTACACCTTCGGGTGGACCGGCTACCTCGGCGCGGGTAACGAGGGCAATCGGATGAAGCGGTATCGCTGGGAGATCATCGCCAGCGACATCGTGGAGATCGAGATGGCCTTCGACATCAAGCTCGTCGCTCCGGAGTTGGGGTATTTCTTCTCCGGCGCCATCGCGTAAGGAGTCTCCGATGGCTTACCGCGCACTGCCGAAGTTCGACCCTTCGGCCACGTTCCTGGCGACTGCGCGCCTGCCGGTGTTCAACGGCGTCCGGATGCAACCGGGGGAGGTGATGCCGCCTCCTCCGGACGCCCCTGGTCTGCGCCGTGTGTACCTGCGGCAATTGCGGCAGTTGTTCGATTTGCGGAAGGTCCAACAGGTCGAGGCCCCCGCCAATCCCAAAATCCGGAAGGAGAAACATGGGCGCGCAAAAGGTTAAAGGCAAGTTCATGGCTGCTGGCGTAATCCAGGGGTCTGCGGAGGTGCGGTCGATCGAAACTGTCCTCACCTCTGCGCAGGTGAAGGCGCTCCGGGCCACGCCGATTGCGATCGTGCCTGCGCCTGGCGCCGGGAAGTCGCTGGAGTTCGTCTCCGCGCTCCTGCAACTCAACTACGGCGGTGCCAACGCGTTCACCGGCCCGCAGAATCTCGCCGTCAAGTACAAGGACGGCGCGAGCGCGGCTGTCTCGCAATCGGTCACCGGCACCGGCTTCATTGATCAGGCTACGGATATGGTGACGAGCGCATTGCCGAAAGTGGATGCCATCGCTACGCGCGCCGTCGCGGAGAATCAGCCTCTCGTTCTCCATAACACCGGCGCCGCGGAGATCACCGGCAACGCGGCCAACGATAACCTCCTGCACGTGAAGGTGCTGTATCGCGTGCATACCCTCGGGTAGGGCGATGGTCGATCCGTTTGCCGCGCTCAATAAGTCGGTCGTGAAGTCGTTCGGCAAGGCGGTGTCGTATCAGCAAGGCGCCGCCGCGCCGTTCTTCGTGAAGGGAATCCCGATGAAGGATTCCGAGGAGGAGCAGCACGTGGGCGGTTTGTACACCCGCCTGTTCCTCGACATGGCCGACTTCGCCACGCCTCCGGACCACGGCGATGTGGTCACCATCGACGGGCAGGCGTACACGGTGTTCGAACCGAAGGCCGATGCGATGGGCGGCGTGACTCTCTCTCTGCGCGCGGTGGCGTAAGGCTTATGGCGTCGGTACGGATTTACCAGAAAAAGGAAGTGCGCCTCGACCGCCTCAATATCAAGCAGGCGCAGATGTTCAAGATCGGGAACGTCGGCCTGGCGGCGGTGAAGAACCGCCTCGCGGCCGCGCAGGGACCGAACGATTCTGCGGCCAAACCGCTCTCCCGGTATTACGCGATCCGCAAGACCAAGATGGGCAAGGGTAACCGGCGCAACTTGATGTTGACCGGCGACATGCTCCGGAACTTCATGGTTCGGACGGTCAGCGAGAACAAGGCCAAAGCCAGCAACTCGACCCGCAAGGACCGCGTCAAGGCGTGGATCACGAACAAGATCGAACCTTGGGCGGTTTTCTCTCCCAAGAACCGCGAAGTGGTCCACCAGACCGCGCAGAAGTTGCTCGCGGAACTCGCGCCGCGCCTCGTCCTAGAGCGCAACCTCGGCGGTAAACAGTCATGATCGACACCTCCGTTCTGGTAGACAATCTCGTCGCCACCTTGCGCGACATTCCCGAATTAGTCGATGAAATGGGCGGCGATCCAGAGCGGATCTTTGCGTATCACGACCAGTACCCGAAGCGTGCGAGCCTCGCGCACGCGATCCACACCATGCCCGCGCCGTCCATCATGGCGGTCTGGCAGGGGACCGCGCCTGGCTCCTTCGGTGGCTTCGACGTTTGGAAGCACTCGATCACGTTGTACGTCCGGGCGCGCGAAACGTTCGATGGTGACCCGCTCACTCCTTATTACCGGATCTTTCGGTCGGTCACCAAGGGCGTTCCGGTCAACGGGGATGGCCAGCCGCTGCTCAACCTCCAGATTCATCCGTCGTGCCACCCGATGGATCTGCCACTGATCCAACGCCAGACGGATGCGGAGGGTCTGGACTATTTCGAAGTTCCCATTACGTTTACGGAGATTGGCGATGAGTGAACGCAATACGGTCTGGCTTGCTCCTCCGTTCGGGCAGGGTGAGCCGAAGGAAGTGGAAGCAACGCCCGACATTTTGACTCCGCTTCTGGTCGCTGGCTGGAGCCAGTGTGACCCGCCGGCCAACAACGAGGAGGTAACGACCGATGTCCACGACTAGGCTCCAGGAAGTACTGATCTGCTTCGGAAAGAAGAAGCAGACCGATATCGCCACGGCGCAGGCTGCCGCCGATATGTGGCGGTTCACGAAGTTGAACGCCTCGCTGATCAATCCGAAGCTCGCGACCGAAAACGACGCTGAGGAGTACGGCAAGGGGCACGAGTTCCCGACCGCAACGTACAAGACGGCATGGGACGTGGGCGTCACGCTGGAGAAGTATCTCGGCGCGGAGATCGGCGCGTGGGCCGTCGCGTTCGCGTTGGGCAAGGTGGTGAAATCCGGTACGGCCCCGAACTTCACGTACACCTGCACTCCGCTCATCCCGGCCAACGGCGATGCGGCCGAACTGCCGTACCTGTCGTACGTCGAGCAGATCCGTCCGGGCGCGGGCGTGGTGGTAGATCGGCAGGCTGTGGGCATGGCGGTCGAGTCGTTTCAGGTCAGCGTCGGTTCCGGTCCTGGACGCGCCAACAGCAAGATCACCGTCGAGTTGGTCGGGTCCGGCAAGGTCATCGACGCCGCGACTGGCATCACGATGTCCGCCGCGCAAGCGGAGAAACTCCTGCCGTCCGCATCGCTCACACTCTCGATCAACGGCGTGGATTACGTCACCAACAAGAACATCGTCTCGCTGGAGACCGGCTGGAAGAACAACATCCGGATGGACGCGGGCTTCTTCCCCGGCTCCGGCTTCCAGTCGGCGGGCGACGGGTCCTCGGGCGCGATCCGCGGCAGGCTGGAATTCGGCAACCGGCAGGGCAATCTGCGGTTTGCGGCCCGCTTCGAGAACGGATCGTCGGAGTACACGAAGCTCAAAGCGCAGACCTCCGGCACGGCGGTCGTTACGCTCGCGTACGACGTGAACAACTCGCTTCAGTTGACGTGGCAGAAGATCACCTACTCCGTGGTCGAGATCGCGGAGACCGACCAGATCCTCACCGTCGCTGTGGATTGCCTGCCGATGTACGACTCTACCAACGGCATTCTCACCGCGGTCGGCAAGTGCGGCGTGGACAGCATTTGCCAGTAAGGACGATTTCAATGGAAACCAATACTGCTGTTTTCGACGCTACCAGGCCGGTAGCTATCAATCTCCGTGGCCCGGACGGCGTGAAGACCGTCCGGGTTCGTTTCCCCTCCGACGACGAGTGGGCCGAACGGCAGCGCCGCCGCAAGGTCATCGTCAAGAACCTCGGGCGCGGGATCTCGGAAACGATGATCCCCAACGGCGAGGAGATCGACGCCGCACTGCTGGCCAAGATCCGCACGGGGGAGGAACCGGACCTCGATGCGTTCGAGGCGCAGAAGGTCATCGAGCAGTTGTCCACCTGCGACGTGGACGATGTGGTGCTGACGGGCGATGCCTTCCGGGTCGTCCTGCGCGTGCTTGGCGGTACTGTCACGCACCTGCTGAAGATGCCGTCCGCGAAGGACGTGAACACGTACCGTCGCGGCTTTGCGCGCGTGCTGGATCTTCCGTTCAACCGGCAGGAGTTGACCATCAACGTACGTGCGGCGGCCGACCTCTGGAAGAAGCTCATCGAGGCGACCGAAGGGTACGCCGCAGACGTGCCGATCATCCATCAAGCCGTGGCCGTCAAAGCCGCCATCGATGCACTCGACGCCTCCTTCCAGGAGGATCGGGACGCAAATTTTTAGCCGGGGAGTGGCCGGAGAAGCCCTCCCTCCGCTACCTCATCCATTGGGCGCTCCGGCGTGACGAGCTATGCGATCCCGGCTTGTGTCCGGACGCGCCCGAAGGTGGTCGTTGCGACCACTGCCCCCAGGACAAACTCGACGCCGCGCAGACCTCCGAGGCAGGATTGCTCATCCGCCGCGCTCTCGAACTGCGCGCTGCGCTTAATCTCGGTGTCCACATCGGCCTCGAAGATCTCCGGGCCGACGAGTTTTACACCATGCTGATCCTGGACGAAGAACGGGACCAGTTGGAGCGCGAGCGGACCAACGCTCATGGCAAATAGCAATCAGGTCGAACTGGTCGTCACCGTCGAGGTGGACAAGGCGAACCAGTCCATCAAATCCGTCAACGCGAACCTGTCGGGGATCGAAGCCGCCGCCACGAAGTCGGCGCGCGCTGCCTCGCAGGGCATTGACGGCATGACGGCCTCAATGGTCAAGGGCGCCACGGCTGGCAACCTGCTCGCGGACGCCATCAAGAAGGCCATCGAGTTCGCCAAGGAGTGGACCATCACAGCGGCGCGCGAGGCGGCACACGACGAACGCAGGGCGGCGATCACGCGCGCACTCGCTAAGGCGCACGGCGAGGGTGCTGCTGCAGCGCAGAAGGCAGTCGAAGCCATCCAGGCGATTGGGTTCACGTCCGACGATGCGACCGCAAGCGTTCAGAAGCTCATCATCGCGGACATTGGTCTGGAGAAGGCGAGGGGACTCGCGAGGATCGCAAAGGATGCCGCCGCCGTCAACACCGAAGGGCTGGGCGCAGCAGAGGCGTTCGAGAAGCTCATGCTGGCGATCGAAACGGGCCAGTCCCGTGGCCTCCGCACCATGAGCCTCTTTCCGGACCTCGCCAAAGCGGAAGAGATGGCGCAGTTGCAGGCGGCACTCCACGGGAAGACGCTCTCCGAACTGGAGATCAAGCAGATTCGGTACAACGCCATTGTGGAGGCGGCGGTGAAGATCCAGGGGTCCGCTGCCGAAGCTGCGCAAAGCGTCGATGGGCAGTTGGCGAAGTTAGGGCGGGAGGTCCACGAATTGCAGCAGGACGTGGGCAAGGCGTTCCAGGGAGAGTTGCAGGCGTTCGTGCAGCACCTCCGGGGACTCGTGGACGTGCTCAAGAACAACGTGGACTGGATCGAGAAGTTCGGCCAGATGGCGATCTGGCTGGCGGGCATCCTCGCCACGTACGCCATCGCCAGCAAAATCCTCGGCATTGCGAGCGCGGTCGAGAAACTGACGCTGGCTCTCACGTCGAATCCATGGGCGCTCCTGATTACCGGCGTCGTCGCGGCTGGAGCCATCGTTTACAAGTCGTACAAGGACATGCAGGAGGGCATGGAGAACAAGTTCAAGGAGCAGCAGAACCAGGCGCTCCGGAACGACGTGCTTTCCGGCAGGGTCAAGATCGACGCGCTCCGGAAGCGTGGGATGACGGACGACCAAATCCGCGAGTTGATTTCCGGCCGCAAAACCATCGAGGGCGAGGAGTCCCCTTGGGAGTTGGGAGCGGGCCTGCCCAAGATCCGGATCGCGGGTCAGCCCGACCCGGAGGCTCTCAAGCTCCAGTTGGAGGTGATGAAGCGGCAGCGGGAGAACGAGCAATACTTCCGGCAGCAGGCCATCGCTGCGGGCGGCGCGGGCAAGACCGGGTACGCGAAGGATGTGGCTGAGATGAACGCGGAGATCGCGCGCCACACCACGTTCACCGACGAGAAGGGCGCGCACGTTGTCCCGCTTACCAAGAAGGCGTGGGAGTCGATCATCGACACGCTCCGGCAGAAGTTCCAGGCCTTCAAGGACCACTTCGCGCAGGAGAACAAGAAAACCCTCGCGGATTACCTCAAGGACGAGGATGAGAAGCACGAAAAAGAGATGGCGTACGAGGCCCATCGCTTCCAGCAGCGTCTCCAGAATGATGCGGAGATCGTGGAGCGCAACCTCGACCATCTCCGGAACGTGTACGCCTTCGAGGAGCAGCGGGCGGGCTTCGAAAGGGACGCGCGCCTGCGGCGGCTGGAGAGTGCCGATGCCGCAACGATTCAGCAGAAGGTCGCGGTCGAGCAGCAGAAGGCGCAGATCGAGATCGACTATCTGGAGAAGGTCCACGAGGTGAAGCAGCGCCTCTACGATATGGACACCCGCCGGATGCTGCTGGAAGAGGAATTGACACTCAAGCGGCTCGGCTACAAGGCCGACGCGATCAAGGCGCGGATCGCGGAATTGAGCCAGCAGCGGGAGGATATCCGGAACCAGGCTGACGAAGCGAACGACGAAGCGATTACGGCGGCGCGCGAGAGCGCCTCCAACCGGACGGCGCAGTTGATCCGCGACCACAACCGCAGCATCTTCGACTCCCTCAAGCAGCAGGCGGGCGGGGTGTTCGATGCGCTGCTCCAGAGGTCGCAGTCGGTGTGGTCGGCCATCGGCAACGCCTTCAAGATCGCGATGTTGACCGCGATCAAAGAGGTCGTCACGTCGCGGGTCGCCGCGATACTGATGCAATTGTTTACTGGTCAGAAGGTCGTGTCCTCGGGCGGCGGCGCGGGGCCTGGCGGTTCGGGCGGCATCCTTGGCGGGCTTGGTGGCCTCCTGGGAATCGGCGCGGCGCCGGTGTTCGGCAACACGACGCCGGGCGGCACGCCTCCGTTTGTCCCGCAGGGCGGCGGCACTGGGCTCACCTCCAAGGCGGGCGCGGCCAATCTGTTCAACTTCAACTGGTCGAATCTAAAGAACCTTGCCAGTTGGAAGAACCTTTATAGCGCGATGACGCTCGGTGGTGGCCTGCTGATGCTGGGCGGCATGCAGAGGGGGAGCGCGTTGGGCACCATCGGTGGCGGCGCGCTCATGGGCGCGGGCATCGGCCTCTCCGGTGGTCCCATCGGCGCGATTGGCGGCGTAGGCATCGGCCTCTATATGGACGCTATGCGGCGCGGCGGCTGGGGCGGCGTCGGAGAGGCTACGGCTGGCGGCGCGATGTTCGGGTGGAACGTCGGTGGTCCTCTGGGCGCGGCCATCGGCGCGGGCGTCGGGTTCCTCTCGGGCATCGTCCGGTTGTTTGTGAAGGGCGCAACGGAGAAGGCGCGCCAGAAGATCAAGGATCTGTACGGCGTCGACATCTCCGATAAGGCCGTGCTCCAGCAGATCGTGGATACAGCCAAGCAAACCTGCGGCGGCAATCTCGACATGGCGATCCGGACGGCGCAGGTGCGCGACCTGATCCAGTTGTACGCGATGAGCACGGGCCAGCCCACCAAGGGAATGTCCACGACGATGCACCCGCTCGATCTGGTGCAGTCCAGCGGGTCGCTCTACCAGTCTCCCGGCTACAGCAACGGGACCGCGCTCCCCGGCTTGGGCGGCTTGCCGACGCTGGACAGCATTGGCGGCGGCGTGGCCTCCAGCGCGGGACCGGTAGTCATCCAACTCGACGGTCCCGCAACCACGAGCCTCCTGCGTGGCGAGGCGGTGCAGGCCATCGCCAGCAACCCGCGCGTGGTACAGGGCGCGGTGATGAGTGCCTCGAAGTCGAACGCGGGCCGGCGGGAGTTGACCACGCTGCAACTGAGTCCTGGCCTAGTGACCGCGTAATGAGAGGGCCAACCAAGTGTCCGACATGGCGACACGTCAGAGTGGATCCCCACACCGTCGCGCGTTTCTCGTCACCAATCCCAGGCAAAAAACTTGGAACAGGGTCGCCCTACTCAGTTGCCTTTAGCCTGCTTTGCGGCAGCCGCCTTTCCGGTCATCGCCTCCAGCCTTTTGCCGAGGAGTTCTTTTAGTTCGGTTACATTGCGGTACTCGGGCACGTTGTGCACCGAAAGATCAAACTGAAGGTGTGTACCAGCGCTGCGATACAGAATCGGTCTTTTGCCGATCGCGTGAGCGTAACCTACCTCGTAATAGACGTTTGGGCGTTCGCCTGACAGATCGGCCAGTAAGAACTCCGACGTCCGGATTCGATCCAGGATCACGGTCGTAATCACATCCTGGTGTTGGATATCGTCGGCCCTGACTGCGGATATTCCAAAATCCCGGAAGGTGTCCTTGATGGCATTGCAGACGTCCTCCAGCTCGGGCCGATTTGGGTCCATCCACATGAGGATGAATGCGCTATTTACAGAAACGGGTAGAGCTTCGGACGGCAAGGATTGAGGAACGACAGTAGGCATCGACTTGAGGATTCGTATTCCCGCGTCGAAGCTATCCGCGACTACCTTCAAACACTGTGTACGAGTCCTCTTCTCTTCTAGAAATCTCACTGAGTGATGGTAGCCAAACCAGGGATGGCGGATATCCTCCTGCGCCTCGCCAAGCTCTTTTTTCGCGTAGTCAGAATTGAGAGCGCTGCGGGTGAGAATGTCGGCCTCATTAAACCAACGCTCAACATCGATCTCCAGATCACCGAGCGCATGTGGCTCTCCGGTTATGAAGTCAGGGAACTTGTCGGTAGCTGCATCGAATTGCCATGCGGAAATCGTGGCAATTACGCAGTCCCTCAACGCCTGTCCGCGTGCGATGTGTTCAGCAACTCTGGAAGACATGTCGCAGGGCATTTTAACGCACGGCGACGTGGTTCTGTTGTTATAGACAGAGCCTCACAAACCCGCCGTCATCGCTTCAGAAGCCGCATGAATCCTCATATCTTTGCTATTTCTGGGTGTGTGCGGCGTGTCAAATCAATGTCCCGCCACTTGGTCGAATAAACGCCCGATCCTCCGAAGTGACGTTCCCGCTCCGGCCAGGAAGCGCCTTGGCCTCGACGGAAAGAGTATCCCATCAGATGCCCGGTTCTGTGGCAAACGCCGCACCGACCACGGTGATGCCCAACTCGCTTTCTCGTGCGTTCGTCGCCTCGTGCGAGTACCCGGTGATCGACAACGAGTACCGGAATGGCGAGTCGCAACGATCGGTGCAGGCGTCCACCAGCCGCAAAAGGTGGACACTCACGAAGCGCCTCACGCCGTCGCAGTTGGCGGCGCTCCGGAACTTCTACGACGCGCGGAACGGCACGCACGAACCGTTCTATTTTTACGACCCGTACGAGACGAATCCAAAGTTCTCGTGTGATCCGACCGGCGCGACGGTGACCGGCAGGTACACCGTCCGGTTCAACTCCAATTGGAGCCAGTCCGTCACTCCGGGCCGGTCGGACGTGCAAATCGAACTCATCGAACTCGCTTAACGCTCCAACTCAAAACCTATGCTCTTCCTCAAGCCTGGTGTGCGGATCGCCGGAGTGCGCCCGGAGATCCTCCTCGCGGCGGTTGCCGCGGAGCGCGTCTTCGAGAAGGCGGGCTTCGATTGCACGATCACGTCCTGCATGGACGGCCAGCACATGGCCGGATCGCTTCACTACAAGGGCGCGGCCATCGACCTTCGGACGAAGCACGTTCCCCACGCCGTCGAACTGAAGCAGATCGTGGGCCGCATTAAGCAGTGCCTCGGTACGGACTTCGACGTGGTCGTAGAGACGGACCACCTTCACATCGAGTTTGACCCCAAGTAGGGCGTGACCAATGGCTGACAAGATCGGCAACATCGACGTACCGGAGATCGCCGTCTCCGGCACGTTCCCCATCGTGCCCGAGTTCCCCTACGGGCGTGCGAGTAGTCCGGACGTGGCGATCCACCAGTTCGGCTCCGGCAACGCGAAGATCGAGCAGCGGTTCCTGCTGGGCACGGGCGCCAAGACCTTCACCGTGCGGCGCACGTGGATGAACGACACCCAGCGCATCGCGCTCAGGAACTTCTGGGAGTCGAAGTACGGGCCGTACGGCGCGTTCACCTACCATGCGCCCAACGACGACGGCAACGGCACCACGGCCTACACCTGCCGCTTCGCCAACGAGCCTCTCTCCTGGCAGATGGTCGCGGATTGGGTGTGCTCGGTCGGTGTGAACCTCATCGAGATCCCGTCCAACCCGCCGACGTACCCGCTCAACTCCACGGTCACCCGGTTCCCGTCGCAGGCGCTCAAGGACGCTCTGCTCTCGCAGGTTCAGCAGGTAATTCCGCTTATCCGGATCGTTCCGCTCCAGGCCGGGTATCCGGCAATCTATCTTTCCGACCGGCGTTGCACGGTTGGCGCGCAGCTCTACCACGCGCGGCTGATCGACTTCGATGGCATTTCGCAGGGAATGGGCAGCGAGTCCGACGACGCTTCGTTCGTCTTCGGCAACGCGGATCGCGTCATGCGCGACCTCGCCAACGATGTAGACCTGTTCCGCGCGTCGATTTCCTTCTCGCTGCTTCACGTGGGCACCGGCATCAAGGTGGACCTGTGGAAGGGCGACATCGTCAACTGGTCGCTCGACGCCGGCCCGGAGTTCAAGGTCACGGCGTCGGATGGCCTGTACGAACTGAATCTGCCGTATCCCACGCGCAAGATCTCCCGCACTTGCTGGAAGGTCTTCAACGGGCAGGCGTGCCCGTTCGCGCAGCACGGCGCGATGGATCTGGTTCACTTCCCCGACGCCGCCGCCAACTCCTGCGACAAGAACTACGATACTCCGAACGGGTGCCTCGCGCATGGGATGAAGAAGTATTACGGCGGCATCGTCGCGGAACCGCAGGGCGTCCGGATCAGGGACAACTCGACCGGCGTGTGGGGCTTTGGACGCTCCAGCCTCACGAGCACGTCCGTCGTCGCGGAGTCGATTTACGACCAGGTGCTGCCGGAGGTGTACACGGACACGGAGATGCCGGTCAATTGCAAGATTGCGGCGGGCCGGGACGAGAGCGACTTTTACGAAGCGTTGGGCATCGTGGGCGAAGGCCCGCTGGTGGCGTACACGCCGACCCACTACGAGGACAAGGACGGCGACAGCAACGCGGAGACGCTCGTGGGCCACACGCTCGACGGGCAGGCGCACCACGGATTTCCGAAGAACGACTATGGCCTGCGCCTGGTGCTCGGCAACGATCCGGCCGGCGACACCGATTTCTTCTCGCTCGATCAAAATGGTAACCAGACGGGCGGCGATTGGCGCAAGGTCTATTCCGGCAACTCGACGTATAAGGACAACTTCGCGGCGGGCACGGCGTTCGTAGTCATCCGGAGGTCGGACTCGAAGGGTCTGCAACTGTCGAAACCCGGTGATCACGCCATGATCGCCACGGTCCAGCAGGGGATGCGCGGGTGGGTGTGGACGAGTCCGGGCGTGCGCGTATACGGGCCGGCGCTCACCAACCCGGTGTGGATCGCGGTCACCATACTGATGCGGGCGCGCGGACTCCGGCTGGGTGCGGATGCCACCGGTCAGCAACTCGACGCGGCGGAGGCCCTGTTCGACGTGCAGGCGGCGATCGACGCCGCCGCGATCTGCAACGATCAAGTCACGAAGCTCGTCGGGACCGGCAGCGAAAAGCAGTTCGTGTTTCGCGGCACGCTCCAGGAGGAGAAGCCCCTGCGGGACTGGCTCCAGGAAGTGCTGATGAACTGCCTCGGCTTCTACACGTTCGCGTTCGGGAAGCTTCGTATCGGCATCCGCCAGAACAGCAGCGTGGTCGAGGCGTTCACGGATGGCAACATTATCTTCCGAAGCCTCCAGTTGGCCCCGTTGAAGCCGACGTTCAACCACCTCACGGCCAACTTCGCGGACCAGGATTTCGCCTTCGTCACCAACAGCGTGTCCGTATACGACATCGATCATGCGGCGCTTATCGGCGGCGGCGCCGGGCCAATGTATCTGAAGTCGAGCGTCAACCTCTCGGGCACATCCAGCAAGAGCCAAGCCGCGCGGATCATCAGCACCAGGCTGCGCGAGGAGTTGGGTGGGACCAGCGCAGCGGAGTGGAAGGCGGCGCGGCAGATCGGGTTTAAGACCACGGTGCTCGCGCTCAATACGGAACCCGGGATGGTCTGCTCGATGACCCACGCCGACATGCCGAACGGCGCTGGCGAATTCCGGGTCGTCTCCTGGAAGCTCAACAAGGACTTTTCCATCGACGTGCAGGGCCGCACGACCACCGACTCGATGTACGACCTCGTGGCTGGCCCGAAGCCTGCCGATGTGGAACCGACGCCTGTGCCGGAGGAGATCCTTTACGACACCGGCGTCCCCGGCATCATCACCGGCGCGCCGAAGCTCGGGGATTATGGCACGTTCGCGTTGGATGAGATGGAGATCGAACCCGATGCGGCGAGCAACATGAACATCGTCTCGGCGCACGAAATTGCCATGACGCTGTTCTACGTGGATGAGTTGGCCACGGATCTGTGGGCCAGCCTCGACGCCGCCATCGACAAGGACACTGACCCGGTAACGGTCGCCTGCACCGTGAATCCGGCGACGGCCCGCACCTTCAAGGTGGGCGACTTCATCATCTTCAACGACGAGGCTGCGGACCCCAACCATCCCGGCCGGCGCTCCTACGAGTGCGCGCAGATCGTGGGGCCTGGTAACGAAGGCGACGTGGCGCCCACCGGCAACTTCCAGTTGCAGCGCAGGCCGGCGGGAGACGACCGCCCGGATTGGGCCTCCTTCGAGACGCTCCGGTGCCCGCACAAGGCTGGCATCCGGTTTTTCAAACTGGACTCGAAGACGTTCACGTACTCCGTCAAGAAGGGCTTCTTCCGGACGCCGGGACTCCCGGCACGGATCGAGGCCAGCCTGCCGACCGCGTGCATCGTCGCAGCGGTCGTCGGCGTGGCCAATAACTTCGGGTACGGGACGTACACCACGTTCCCGCTCTCGCACCACAGCGAACCGTTCACGCCTGGCGGCCGGACCTGCAACGGCGGGGCCTATTCGTTCCAGATCCCCGGCCCGCTGGCGGTTGCGGACACGGTGGTGATCCCGATGCGCGTCCACGATAGCGCGTCCATCCGGTGCATCTTCGCGTACGTGCAGACGCCCACCACGGACGGCCAGAGCGCGTTTCTGGTGAAGTTCTCGAAGGACGACGGCGCGACGTGGCAGCCGCTTGAGTACATGGGGATCGCCCAGATGCTGCCGGGCGGCGCGAAGAACACGTACGACTTCTTGATCGGCGCAGAGGGTTACGGGAAGCCGCAGACGCGTCGTCTGCCGTACAACGATTTCGGCATCGTACTCTACCCGGGGGTGACCGCCGGCTCGAATCCGCAGACGGTGAGCACAGCGTCGTACGGCGCGAACCGGCTCGGCTTCGATGTGGGCGAGTTCGTCCACATCAATCTCGGTAAGGCCGACGAGGAGTACGTCCAGGTGCTCGCCGCAGATCCGGATAGTCAGACGTTCACGGCGATCTTCACCAAGGACCACGCGATGGGCGCCACGGTGCGCCCGACCATCTGGCCGACGCCGGTTCTCAAGGAGGGCGACAGCCTCGCGTTCGATATCCTCGGCGTGGCCAGTCCGGACCCCGGCTCCGATCTCACGGTAGTGATTCAGACGTAGCACTCAATGGAGTTAACTTGTTGATCGGCGCTACGCCGGGCAGGCAGATCGATTCTAAACGCGGCGTCAAAAATGATTGCGCATCCGCTCCCTCACGGTCGCGGCTCAGCATTCCTTTCCGAGCCACGACCGTGAGGGAGTGGTTGTCGGGATACGCAGGCAAAAACGGCGTCATGTTTAGAATGGGGTTTCGGACAAGCTACGGGCGGCAAGTAGTATGGGCTTGCCGCCACAGTGAAATGCCTTCCACAAAAGACACGATGGCCAGCACTGGAGAATCAGAATTGCTTCAGCAGAGGATGATTGAGCGCTTTCGAGAGGTCTGCCACGCGGACGAACGGATAGTCGCAGTCCTGATGTTTGGGTCATTCACAACTGGCGAAGGCGATGTCTTCTCTGACATTGAGTTCGCGATTTTTATCCGTGATGATGCCTTCGACACTCTCGACCAGCGCTCTTTACTCGCGGCAGTCAGCCCCGTTGCCGCTTATTTTCCCGATGATTTCGGTCATCATACCGCGTTGTTTGAAAACGGCGTACGCGGAGAGTTCCACTTCATGTGCGCCTCCGAAGTAGACGTCGTGGCTAGTTGGCAAGGATACGGATGGTTTCCGACTCTCGATAGTGCGGTAGTGCTTGATCGATCCGGAGAATTGTCAAATTACGTTCGCGCCCTGGTGGGTGGTCCCCCGTCGCGTGAAGGTACTGACCTGATGGAGTCGCTCGCCCTGAACCTCATCAGTCTGATGCTTTTTGGCGCTAATCTTCTCAATCGGGGTGAGTATGCGCGTGCCTGGGCCCTGCTCGGCAAGGCACATGAGAATCTGCTCAAGATGGTTCGTCTCCACGAATGCGCAACGGACCACTGGCCGACGCCTTCTCGCGCGCTGGAGAACGATCTCTCGGACGCAGCGTATAAACGGTACCTGACCTGCACGGCCGGTGCCCAACCAGGCGCGGTGTGCACCGCTTGGCGCGAGTCATGGAGGTGGAGCCGGGAATTGTTCGACACTACCGTGAGGCCACAAAGCATAGCGCTGCCCACCACGATCTGCGAGAGGGTAGACCGTCTGCTGGACGAGGCACTCTCTCGTTCGATTAAGCACGCCGGCGATAAAGCCGAATAGCTGGCTCCGCAGAAGAGCACGTAATTGGAACTTCCTCCTAAAGAGGCTCCACCCGCCGTGTTCGGTAATCTCATAGAACTCTGCCCGGCTCCGGTCTCGACCTGTGCCGCCTGAAACTCTTCGCATCTTCGATCCCCGCCGCAACTTCCAGTTGCAGGGCTTTACTGGCCGCGCCGCGACGACCACGCTCCACGATGCGTCCGCGACAGGTGTGTCCATCTCCGGCATCTTCCAAGCCGCCGAAGACTTCGCGGTGCTGGGCTTTTACAACGCCTACGATTACTTCAATCACTTGCGACAGAAGCACCTGCCGCGGACGGACCTCTCCGGCCTGACGCTAGAGTTCGATATCGAGTACGACCACGCGCTCGACGGCGCCATGCGCCTCGACGCCGCCAAGTATCCGTCCGTCTCCTGGGACGCCATGACGTTCATCTGCGGCAAGGGTGGCCCTGGCGAGATCCATGAGGTCAAGCTCCTCGATTACGCCACGGTCGTGTCCGGAGGAGAGACGCCCGCGAGCGTGAGAGTCTCCGCATCAGGTACGCAGGCCGACGAGGGTTTCGACCACATCGTCGTGATCTTCCGCGACACGCAGTGGGATTGCATCCCGTGGGGCAGGCTCTACAACCTGCCGAAATCGCTCTCCGCACCCAACGGCACCATCGACCTGTGGCCTTCCGATCTCGACCCGGAGACGGGCGAGTTGGAGTTGAAGGTCGGGGACACGGTGTACTTCACGTACGACCCGCTCTATCCGGAGGACCCGCCATACCAGTTGGAGGAGATCTGCCACGTCACGGCCATCGACCCGGTCTATACGAATCGGGTGACGTTCGACAACACGCTGCCACACGGCGGGCAGACCGTCTGCCGCTCGTACACGCCGGGGCCGTTCAAGATCGAGGCGGGCAAAAGCACCCTTGCGTTCCACATCGACGGTATCGCCTTCAACGTCACGCTGCCTCTGGGCGACACCGTAAGCGCCGATCAGGTTGCCGCCGAAATCGGCGCGGCAATCGCGGCGGCGGGCGCGGAGGCAGTTGCGGACACGGTGGACGGCTGCGTTCGGATCACCTCCACGAAGCCGATTGGCGAGGGCCAGATCATCCCATGGGGTGGGACCGCGCAGGCCACCATCGGAATCCCGCCCGGAGTGTACGAAGGCTCCGGTCCGCAATACCACGTCCACAAACTTGCCACCGCAGAAGACGCAATCAAGAACCTCGCGGACGCAATCAACGGCGGCGGCAGCAACGTGGCGCGCACGGGCCCAGATCAGGCCACTGTGATCGAGGCAACGGCTTCCGGCGCCATGCTGACGATCTCGTTCCGGACCAGCCCGCCGCCCGCGATGTTGTACGGCAAGCTCGGCAATGGCGAGATCGTCACCGTCCGGTCATTTCACGAAGGCGACGGTGCGCAGGGAATCACATTCGGTGAGAACCGAAGCATCCGGTTCCGTGGCGGCGACAACGATACCAAGTATCACATCACCCTCGATCTCGGGTATCTCATCGACAAGAATGGGCAGGTCGTGCCGACCGTGGACTGCCGGAAGATGTACATGGTCTTCGCGCCGCGATTCGAGATCGTAGAGGAGGCGTTGGAGGACGGATGCTTCCTCACCGCCGACGTGGGACCCGGTGACATGACCTGGAGCGTAAACAGCGGGACGGGCTTGACGGGTGGCCGCTACTTCATCGGAGACGACCAGCACGAAGAGCGCATCCTGCTCCTGGCGGGCGGCGCGACCAGCATTCAAGTGCAACGCGGGTACGAGTCCTCGACGCCTGGCTCCTGGCCTGCGGGCATGCGCCTCAAGAAGCTCCCGCCTGTCTCCGGATTCCAGTCCGACGTGGAGTGGGGAGCGACCATCTCGAACATCGCGGTCACGGGCGACGCCAGCCTCAAAGTCGGCGGCGATTCGGAGCGCATCGAGGAGTCGGACAAGCGCTGCCAGTACGTCGGATTTTGGGAAGACTACAAATACGACACCGGATGGCCCTCGCAGTGGTGGAGCATGGGCCACGCGAAGCGCACCGCGCCGAACGACGCTAGTGACCCCCGGCAGGTGACGATCAGGTACTCGGCCACGGAGCAGCACGATCTGTACCTCGGCACCTTCCTCTACACGGACTGCGGCAAGGTCCGGGTCGAGGTGGACGGCGTAGAAACGGCAGAGTCGCCCGTCGATCTCTACCTCGTAGAGTACGGCGGCGCCACGGCCAACGTGAATATTGCATCCGGGATTGCCGCCGGGAACCACACTGTCGTCATCACCGCTCTGTTCGAGAAGAACGCCGGCAGCAGCGGGTATTACTTCTACTTCGACTACCTGTGGCCGTTGGTTCCGCAGGACGTTCCGGACCCGCAGGAGCAGTACTCGGACGTGTCGCTGGCCATCGACTTCGACACGGACCACGGGTACAAGAAGCCTCCGGCCTGGCACCTGTGGCATCTCCAGAAGCTCGGCTTCAAGGGCCACGGAAACGTGTACATGGGCGTCTTCTGGAACAACAAGCGGCGGCGCGTGGGCGCGAGCTATCCGTGGGCGACCATCGAGTATTCCGGCACGCCGGAAGCTGGCGAGGTCGTCTCGATCACCGTGTCCGGAACGACGATGCGCCACACCGTCCTGGAGGGCGAATCCCTGCTGGATATCGTCAACGGGATGCGCGTGTTGATCAATCAGTTCTCCGGCGTGTGGGCCGACAACAACTTCGGCACGAGCACGACCCTGCGTATTCAGTCCAAGGCGCCCTCGTGGTCGTTCCCCGGCCTGGCGGTTCGGGACGGCATGGCGAGGCTCACCAGCATCCTGCTCGAACCGTTTGCGATCACGGCGGGCGTGAACGACGCGCTCCAGTTCACTTTGGGCGGCGAGGGCGGGATCGTCGTGCCAGTGACCCTCACGGCGGGCGAGGCGAGGACGGCCGCGGAGGTCGCGGCCGATATCCAGTCGGCATTCGCAGCGGCTGGTGCGACGGGCGGTGCGGAAGCCAGTGGCGGCGCGGTGGTGGTGTGGTCCGACAAGCAGATCGACACCAACGAGGTGCCCAGTAGCGCGTGGTCCACGCTCGGGATGTACGGGCCGGCGTTCGCCTCCTCGGTCATGGCGGCCGTGACGAACCACCTTGGCGAAACCGGTGTGGAGGGTGATTGGGAGTTGATCGATTCCGTGTCGCCGGTCATGACCGAGGGCGCGCGAAAGTGGATTCGCGATCTTGCGGGTCAGTTCATGGCGGCGGGCATCAAGGCGTCGTTCGCGTTTTCGATGGAGGTCTATAACCCGCCCGCCGCGATGCGTGCCAAGTATCTCCGGTTGAACGGCGGCGTGGTCACGCCCGGAGAGGACGTGTACCTGGAGATCCCGTCGCACCAGATGCACTTCGGAACCCGCGTCCGGAACTACCTCAAGCAGATGTACAAGGAGTGCGCGAACCAGATCGCGGCGGCGGGCCTGCCTGTGGTGCTCCAGTTCGGTGAGACGCAGTGGTGGTACTTCGACAACCGCGCCAGCGATCCGTTGGGCGGGATGTCCTTTTATGACCAGGAGACGATCGATGCGTTTGCCGCGGCGAAGGGTCACCAGATTTGGCCGTTCCTTGCCAATACGGATGATCCTGCTGGCGACCCGGCGCACCCGAAGGAGACCGCAGACTTCCTGCGGGATCGGATCTGGTCGTATTGCCAGGAGGTGATCGCGCACGTGCGCGCATCGCATCCGGCCGCACTGTTCGAGTGCCTCTGGCCTCTCGATGCGAACCAGGGAAGGCCATCCCCCAGGAGCCTCTACCGGCAACTGCTTATGCACGTGAACCTTCCGCGCGAATGGCAGAATTCCTCGTACGGCATCAAGTACTTCCGGTGCGAGGGATTCGATTACGACGTGTGGAACAAGAACACCGTCCTCATGCGCCAGACGCTCACGTTCCCGGCGCAGACGCTGGGGCGGCCCGCAGAGGAGTGCATGTACTTGGCTGGCTTGTACGGTCCTCCGGACCCGCCGATGGCGCAGGCGTACGGGAAATGGAAGCAGACCCCGTACTACTCGATGTGCTTCTGGGCCTTCGACCAGTACTGCCTGAACAGCAGGCCGAACCCGCTGGAGGTGTGGGTGCAATCGCCCGCCACGGCGACGGTCTACCACAAGCCGCGCGTCGCGCGTGTTGCGGAAGTGGCGCGAGCGGTCGATGTGGTGACGCCCACGGGCGGCGCGCTCAACCGTTTCAAGCTGAACGAGAGGAAGCTCAATGGCGAGTAACTATCCCGGCGCAATCGATAGCGCAGCCAGCCTGTACGCGCCGGTCGATGCGTTCTCCACGAAGCCTCTGGAGACCACGACCTCGGGCGCGGTGCAGGCGGGCGACTCCACGATCAACGTGGCCTCCACCTCGGGAGGCTTTGCCGCGAGCTACGGCGTGCTCTCGATTGACGACGAACTGATCGTGTATTCGGGCAAGACGGCCACGCAGTTCACCGGATGCCAGCGTGGAGCCTTTGGGACAACCGCCGCCAGCCACAACAACGGTGTTGCGGTGAAGGCCAACATGGTCGCGGGCTTCATCACGGTGCTCCAATCGGCAGTCGTGGCCATCGAGAACGAGTTGGGCACTGCGGCCGCGCGCAATTATGTCCGGAAAGACGGCGCGGTTACCGTGACCGGCATCAAGACGTTCCAGGACGGCGCGGAGTTCGGCGCGGGCACGAAGGCGGGCACCGGTCTGGTGCGCCTCCCTAACGGCGGCGCGGTCAAGTGGAGGAGGCAGGACAACTCTGCCGACCTCGGCATGGCGCTCGGCGCGAACAATCATCTGGCGATGGACGCCATCATCGACTTCGCTCCCGGCCAGACGTTCGGCGCGAGCACGGTCCCGGATGCCACGACGCTCTCGAAGGGCATCGTGCAGATCGACCCGGTCGGCGGCATCTCCGTCAACAATGGAATCATCTCCCTCGCCGCCTCCGGTGTCGGGCCTGGCGCCTACACCAAGGTGACCGTGGACTCCTGGGGGCGGGCCACGGCTGGCACGCAACTGACGGCGGGCGACCTGCCCGCGCACACCCACGTTGCGGCCGATATCGTCTCCGGCGCGCTCCCGTTTACGATCCAGAACAACGGCGCGGCGGTCGGGACGCGCCGCGCGTTGAATCTCATTCAGGGCGCGGGCATCGGGCTGACGTTCCTGGATGTGCCCGCTAGCGACCGTTTGAACGTCACCATCGCGCTCGGCGCGCACACCCATGCGGAGGCCGATATCATCGGCCTGGTCACGGATCTTGCGGGCAAGGCAGCGTTGGTCCACACGCACACCTCCTCGCAGATCACCGACGCAACCGCAAACGCGACGGCGGGCACGGTGGTCCTGCGCGACGGGTCGGGCGGCGCGTCGTTCGCATACGCCGCCGCCAACAACCTGTGGGCGTACCTCGACTCGCACCTCAACTCCGTCGAGTGCGGCCCGTTCGGGACGGTCGGTGGGCCGTACGAGAACATGGCGAAGTACTCCGAGGACTTCTCGGTAGCGACGTGGGATAAGAACGGCGGCACCTGCACGGTGAGCGCGAACAGCGTGGTCGCGCCCGATGGCAACCAAACCGCTGATGCCGTTACCGCCAGTGGTGAGGCGGGTCTGATCCGGCAGAACATCGCGGGCCTGATGGCGAACGGCCAGTACACGTTCTATGTCTGGCTAAAGGTCCCATCCGGAACGATGACCGTATCGATTGGCATCCTTGACAACGGATGGACCACATGGCTGGCCGGGCCCACCGCTGCAACGCTCACCACGTCCTGGCAGCGGTTCAAGGTCACCGGCACAATGACGGGCGGCGCCACGTCACTCTGGATCGCCATCGGCCATTACTCCGATGGCTGGGCCTCCGGCCAGACGTTCCATGCATGGGGCGCGTGCCTCCAGCAGGGCAACGATCCGAAGAAGGCGTACGCGCGCACGTGGGGCTATCAGGCCGGCCCCGTCGCTGCCGGCGTCGCCTGCGGGCCGTTGCTGGTGGTGGGCAAGGACAATAGCGAGTCGCCGTTCAAAGTGCGCGGCCCCGGCTCCAATCTGGTGGACCACACGCTGCTCGAAGTCACGGCGGGCGGCGAACTGATCATCGCGTCCGGGTCCGGCAACGGATATCGCTTCGCAGAGCTCGTGGGCGCGAGCAACCCGTCCGGATGGTCCGGTTGCATCAAGGTGAAGAACCCCGCAGGCGTGACCGCAGGTTACATCCTGCTCTACTCCAACCCGTAATCCGAAAGGACAAACCGATGAAGTTGACGCTGGACCACACCCAGCGTCTGAACCTGCACGCGCTCCTGGGGGCGCAGCGGGCAGACGTGGGTTCTATTCGCGCGATCTGGGCAATCCAGGATCGCATCGCGCTCGATGCCCACGAGGAGAAAGCCGTCGAGTTGAAGCGCGAGATGGTGGCGGGCCAGGAGCGCGTGGTGTGGAATCCCGCGCTCTCCATTTCTGCCAAAGAATTCGAGTTCACCGATCCGGAGGTCGCGCGCATCAAGGCCGCGCTCCAGACGTGGGACTCATACGGCGCCAACGCCGACCGCCGTTGGTTGCAGCCACTGGTCGAGACGCTGTTCTCGGCAGAACCGCAGCAAGAAGGAGAATCGAAATGAACGCACTCAGCATCATCACCCTCATCGCCAAGTACCTGCCCGTAGTGATGAGCACCGTCGTCGCCGTCGAGCAGAGCGTCCGCGCGCCGGGGAGCACCAAGGCGCAGGTCGCATTGGACACGATCCAGACCGTCTCGCAGATCGCGGGCGAGATGTTTCCGCAGCAGCACGTGCAGACCGTCGCCCATCTGATCGATGGCGTCGTGGACGTGTTCAACAAGACCGGCGTCTTCACCAAGGTCGCGCCGGAGTCTGGCCAGTGAATCCGCAGGAGATCGCGGTTGGCCTGTCGCTGTTGACGGTGGCAGGCACCGCGATCAACGTTTTCGTCGGCCTCCGTTTGTCGGCGATGCAGGCGAAGTTGAAGTCGGACACTTCCACGCTCGAAGTGTCCCTCGTGAAGCAGTTCATCACGTGGAAAGACGAAGTGTTGGCCGCCATCAACGGCAAGTACGTGAGCGCGCAGTTGATCGCGGAGATCCGATCCAGCCTCGGGCGGGAACTTGCACAACTGGAGACGCGCGTGGAGCGCATCGAGGTGCGATGCGAGGAACGTCCCAAGGAGTGTCTTGCTCTCCGGTGTCACGTGCCGGAGTGAAGCACGCTGCATTGGCTCCGACCCCTGTACTGGTCGCCCGCGACGTTGTTCCGGGCGACCAGCCTGCCGTTACCGCGATCGTAGATTCCCGCCCGCAATTCCCGCCCAGCAGCACTTCGCAGGTTCCACTATTCCCGCGAATATCCCCGTATCGTCGTCCGTCCGCACCAGCGCACAAACCCTTTCGTTGCTTACCGTTGCGGAGCAAGCTAAAAACCTCAAAAGAAAACGAATCGGAATTGTAGCTACAAAACTCATTTTTTCCGCAACTATATCTCGCGCTTAATCATCCGCTTGGCTTCTACTTTGCCACGTACGGTTTCACATAAGTATTGCGCGATCCAGGTACTTAGCTTACTTTCGGATTGTAGTCAAAACGAAACCGCTTCAGAGCGTTTCACTGGTCGGTGCGGTAGCGGCGGCGTGAGCGGGTAGCTCGCGCCCACCTCCCACATTCCCGTATCCGGTGTGTACCAGGCCAACGCTCGAAGTGTCTCCAAACGACGAGGGCGAGCGGAAAGGCATGGTCACGAAGTACAGGAAACGTGTGCCCAAACAGGCCGAACGGAAGCGCCGGAATCACGGTGGCGTGCCGCAATTGGCTGCGCAGATCGCGGGCGTCTCGGTGTACACGGTGTATGCCGTCATCTATGGGCGCGTGAAGTCGGCGCACGTGACGCGCGCCATCCAGGATGCGCGCCAGCAGCTCCGGCAGGCCCGGAGGAAGGCGGCATGAGCGCGACGCACGTGAGTGTCGAGTCCGGGCAGATCCGGGTGCTGCCGTCCTTCGCGGACATGCTGGTGGTCCAGCGTCTTGGCGGGCGGTTTTTGGGCGCCAGCCGCAAGTGGGTCTGGCCCGCGACCCATGCCAACGCCGTCCTCCTGGCCAAGCATCTGCGCCAGCCGCGCACGACGCCGGAGTTCGATGCATTGCTGGTCCCGCCGGCCCCGATGCCGGAGGTCGAGGCCCCCGCCGTGCCGCCCGAACCCCGCCCGGAGTTCCTGCCGGAGAAGCCGCCCGCCGAACTAGAGGCGCCGGTTCCGCAGGGGATGGTCACACGTCCGTGGCGGCACCAGAAGGCGGCGTTTAAGTTCTGTCTCGATCATTTTGCCGCAGGACTCCGCGGCATCCTTCTGGCGATGGGGATGGGCACCGGCAAGAGCCTCGTGGCCTGCATGCTCGTGCTGCATCTGACGGCCCGGCGCGTCCTCATCTCCTGCCCGCTTCGTGTTGTACCCGTCTGGGTGACGCAGTTCGAGCGTCATGTGGGCGTCCCGGTTGTGGTCGTAGCGCTCGATGAGGAGTACTCCTCCGTCGCCAAGAAGCAGGAGGAAGCCGCGGAGAAGATGAAGCTCGCGCAGGTGCTCGGGCGACCGTTTATCGCGGTCGTCAACTACGACTCCGCGTGGCGCGATCCTTTCGCTTCGTGGGCCGAAAAGGTTCCGTGGGATCTGGTCATCGCGGACGAGGCGCACCGCATCAAGTCGCCCTCCGGCAAGGCCAGCCTGTTCTTCAAACGCCTGCGCTTGCGCGCCGCGCACCGGGTCGCGCTCACCGGCACTCCGATGCCGCACGGCCCGATGGACATATACGCCATCTTCCGGTTCCTCGATGTGACTATCTTCGGCCCATCGTTCACGGCGTTCCGGACCAAGTATGCCGTCATGGGCGGCTACCAGAAGAAGCAGATCACCGGCTTCCAGAACCTGGATGAGTTGCAGCGGTTGATGGGCAGAATCACGTTCAAGGTCGGAGACGAGGTGCTCGATCTCCCGCCCGCGACGGACGTAACGTACCACTGCGAGTTGACTGGTGAGGCGGCGCGCATCTATCGCGATCTCGAAGAGGACTTCGTGGCGCGCGTCAAGGATGGCACCGTCACCGCCGCCAACGCGATGGTGAAGCTCCTCCGGTTGCAGCAGATCACCGGAGGCTGCGTACCCACCGACGACGACACCATCGTACGCGTGGACAGCAGCAAGCAGAAGCTCCTGGCCGACGTACTGGAGGATATCGGCAACGACGAGCCTGTGGCGGTGTTCTGCCGGTTTATCGCGGACCTGCTGGCGGTCCACGAGGCGTGCGAGCAGTTGGGCCTCACGTCGATGGAACTCTCCGGCAAGCGGGACGAGTTGAAGCGGTGGCAGAACGGCGAGGCGCAGGTGCTCGCGGTGCAGATCGACGCCGGGAGCGAGGGCGTGGACTTCACACGCGCCAGATACTCCATCTTCTATTCGGTCGGTTACTCGCTCGGTAAGTACGACCAAGCCCGGAAGCGCACACATCGTCCGGGCCAGACGAAGCCTGTAACTCATATCCACCTGATCGCGCGGGGCACGGTGGACGTGAAGATCATGCGCGCCCTCGAAAAGCGCGCGGACATAGTGCAGTCCATCCTCGCGGAGATCAAGAACTAAGCGGCCCAGGAGACGAACGAAATGGACTCGACAAAGGCGAAGGAGTACGTGTGCCTGGAGAGGCGCAAGGACTCTCTCGCGGCGGAACTGAAGCAGGCTGAGCAGGATTTGAAGGCTCTGGAGCGCGTCGTTGTGGACGAGATGGTCAACGCGGGCTTCCAGGAGATCAGCATCGATGGCCGGAAACTGAAGCTCGTTCCGGACGTGTATGCGAGTCCCGTGGAGGACCGGTGGGCCGTTGTCGAGGCGCTCAAGGTAGCGGGACTCGATCAGTTCATCCCGCAGAACTACAACGACTCGCAGTTGCGGTCGTTCATCAAGGAGATCGCGGGAGAGGTCATGTCCCGCGCTCAGGACGAGGAACGTGTGGCGAGCGCGGAGGACATTCGCGCGGCGCTTCCGGAACCGCTGGGCCGCGCGCTCAAGGTGTACCTCGGCCACAAACTCAGCAGTCGCAAAGCCTAAAGGAGAATTATGTCGCAAGACCTCGTAAAAGCCTGTGCTGCGCCTCTGGCGCTCACCATGGCGGATGCAGAACGGCAGGAAGTGATGGCTGCGTTCGCCGTCAACTGCGCGAGCGGCAGCATCACGGAATTCGATCTGCCCCGCATCAAAGTCAACTCGGGTACCGCGCTCTGGTTGATTCCTGGACTGGAAGGAGACACCACGGCGCAGTCCATCGAAGGCGTGGTCGTCTCGGCGCGGGACACGCGCGTGTACTACAAGAGCAAGGACGCCGGGAACGTCCCGCCGGATTGCTCGTCCATCGACGGCAAGACCGGCAAGGGCGATCCGGGCGGCGCGTGCGCCGGTTGTCCGCTCGCGGAGTGGGACTCCGGCGAGAACGGCGCGCAGGCGTGCAAGCAGGTCAAGCAGTTGTTCATCCTGCGCGGTGCGTCGATGCTGCCGGAGGTCGTCTCGCTGCCGCCGACCAGCCTCAAGGCTGTGCGCCAGTTCTTCCTCAAGCTCGCCACGCAGGGTGTTCAGTACCACCACTCGATCCTGCGGATCGAGTTGGAGAAGGCGCAGAACGCGCAGGGCAAGGTCTACGGCAAGGCCGTCATGCGGTTCCTCCGGAAGCTTGTGCCGGAGGAGATCGCCCGCGCCGAAGAAGTGCGTGCGTTCGTGGAGTCGTTCTCCACGCGTGTCACGCCTGGCGCCGCCACGGAGTAACTCGATGGCCAGCCCGTCTTATCTCACTAAGACGATCACGATCCTCGGCGTGGACGGAAACCACGTCTCGATCAGCGAAACGCCCGACCGCCAGGAGGTCGTGATCGCGATCCAGCAGAACGACGAGAAGGGCCGCATCGCTACGGCCCGTCTTTCGGGCGAACAGTTCTCCGCGCTCTGCAATGCGAAGTACTCGCTCGAAATCGCATCCGAACCGGAGGCTGCGTAATGTTTCCCGAAACGATTCTCCAGTTGAACAACGGAGCGACCGTCGCTGAACTCAGCGAGGCGCTCGAATCGGTCGTCGCCGCCGTGCGCGCGGCCGGAAAAGCGGGTTCGATCACCCTCACGATCAAGGTGGCGCCGGCTTCGAAAAAGTCCACCGACGTGTTGATGGTCGAGTCTCAAGTCAAAACCAAACTGCCCGAACCGGAGCGTGGCATGACGATCTTCTATGCCACGGAGGACAACCACCTTGTCCGGAGCGATCCCAAGCAGCAGATGCTCCCGCTGCGCGTGGTCGATATCGAGCAGCAACCGAAGCAGTTGAAGGAGGTGGGATAGTGGCACGCGATTACTACGGCAACACCAACACCGATCCGTCGCAGATCGGAGACACGCAGGCCGCAATCGCGGCGGGCGCGGCTTTGGGAGATCCGCGTTCTCCCTGCGTCGATGAGAAGGCGGGCGTCTTCACTGTGGTCCCGAAGGATTACAAGGTCGAGGACCTGGGGCAGTTCCTGCCGCGCCCGCTGCGGATCGAGGAGTCGGTGAACCTGCACGACACCGACTCGTTCATCGCATACGTGAACAACTTCAAGCTCCCGGTGTCGCGGATCTTCTTCGACAGCATCGAGGAGGAGTTCGTCGCGGTGTTCGACTATCACGAGGTCGAGATGGCCGGCTGGTGCGGCCACACCGCCACGTTCAAGCCGCGCCGGAGCGTCGAGTTCGAGACGTGGATGGCTTCCAATCGGAAGCAGATGACGCAGGTCGATTTCGCCCGCTTCCTGGAAGAGAACATGCCGGACGTGGTCGAACCGAACAGCGCGGAGTTGCTCCAGGTCGCGCTCACGTTCGAGGCCAAGAAGTCGGTCGAGTTCTCCTCCGGCGTGCGCCTCAACAATGGGCAGATCCAGTTCCAGTACGACGAGGTGGTCCGCGGCACCGCGCAGAAGGGCACCATCGAGATCCCCGAGTCGTTCGTCCTCGGCATCCCGATCCACGTGAACGGCCCCGCGTACCGCATTCCGGTTCGCCTGCGCTGGCGGTTGCAGGAGGGCAAGGTCGTCTTCTGGTACGAGATCGTCCGGCCGCATCGCTTCATCGAGGATGCGCTCAAGGAGATCCGCGAGCGCGTCGGCGTGGAGACGACGATGGGCATCCTCGCCGGGAGGATCGCGGAGTAGCTCGCGTGCGGCGGGTCGCAAGCGCC